GTGTACGGTTTCGCGGGCACGTCGGCCGTCACGCCTTTCGCGGCGGACCTCGCGGCCTACCTCGAGGCTCGAAAGATCCTCGCGCAGCAGCTCGCTCCCATGGACCCGCGTAACGCGGTGCTCGATCCCGCGGCCGAGGCGAACGCTCTGCAGCTTCGCGCCTTTCAGGACGCGAGCTTCGGAGGTGGGAACGAGGTCATCATCAACGGACAGATCGGCCGCAAGGTCGGTGCTCTGTGGGTGATGGACCAGAACATCCCGACTCACGTCGCGGGCACCTACACCACGGGCTACCTCATCAACAACGGCGCGGGCTATCCCGCCGGCACGAAGACCGTGACGGTGGACGGCGGCGCGCTGGGAACTCTCGTCGCGGGTGACATCATCACCTTCGCCGGAGTGAGCGGGACTTACGTGGTCGTGAGCACGGTCGGTGGCGGCACGGTGACCTCGATCACCTTCGAGCCCGGACTCGCGGGAGCGGTCCTGGACAACGCGGCGGTCACCCAGAAGGACGACCACGTCGTGAACCTCCTGTTCCATCGGGACGCTTTCGCCCTCGCGATGCGGCCCTTCTCTGGCGCGGACCCGCTCGGGCTCGGTGCCTATCAGTCGGCAGTCGACCCGGTCTCCGGGCTCGTCCTCAGGCTGGAGGTCACTCGTGAGCACAAGCGGACTCGGTTCGCCTATGACGTTCTCTATGGCGTGAAGACGGTGCGAGCCGCGCTCGCCTGCAGGATCGCCGGGTAATCCTCGTAAACCTGCGGGGAGCTTCTGATGAAGGAGCTCCCCGCATTCCAAGGATGGAGGATTAACCCATGAGCAACGCGGTCTTCGCACAGGGGACGCTGCTCAAGATCGGAGACGGGGCCACCCCGACCGAGGGCTTCACCACGATCGCGGAGGTCAACGACCTCGGCGGTCCGGCGCTCGCCCTCGAGGCTGTTGATGTCACCAACCATTCCTCACTCGAGGGGTGGAAGGAGTTCATCGGCGGCCTGCTCGACGCGGGTGAAGTCTCGTTCTCGATCAACTATCAGCCGACCCATGCCACACACAACAACACGACTGGTCTCATTCGCGACATGCGGACGCGGACCAAACGAAATTTTCAACTCGTCTTCACCGACTCGGGCAACACCACGTGGTCCTTCACGGCCCTCGTGACGGGGTTCGAGCCGACCGAACCAACTGATGCGCAATTGACAGCCGACGTGACACTTCAGGTCACCGGCAAGCCGACCCTGGTGTAAGGAGAAACTTCCATGGCCAAGCAGATCTTCGCACCCGGTGAGAGGGACAGCCGGTTGAAGTTCGTTTCCGACGAGGTAGCGCTCGACGGGTCGAACCCGACGCCGATCAACCTCGCCGGATACCTGACCAAGATCCTCGGTTTCGTCGCGACCTACAAGGGAAGCGCGGCTCCGGGAATCTCACCTCATCAGCTGACGTATGACATCGTCGGGACCACGGTGAACGTCTACTGCTGGAAGGCAACGGGCGTGGCGGACACCACGCTCATCGCCGGCACGGACACGGACACGTTCACCTACGTCGCCTTCGGGTACTAAGGCTGACGCGTTTCACGAGGGGGTCGATGACGGCCCCCTCAATTTTCAATGTATGAACCAGGAAGGAAGGCAGCCCATGTCGCATCCCGAGACCATTCGAATCAAGCACCTCGACGGCTATGCCGTCATCAACAAGTCGGACTTCAATCCCAAGCAGCATCAGCTCTTCGAAGCCGACGCACCCGCGCCCATCGCGCCAGCGCCCCAGCCCGAGGTAAATCCTCCGGCCCCGGCAGCTTCGGCGCCGCCCACGCCCGATGAGATCAAGGCGAAGCTCCAGTCGTTGAACGTCGAGGACTTCACCTACGCGTTGCTTGAGGCTCCGGACTTCGCCGCCGTGGCCCTCGCCGAACAGGCCGAAAACGAACGCGAGGGCGGCCCGCGCAAGGAAGCGCTTCGAGCGATCGCCGAGCGTCGAGCCGAACTCGAGGCCCAGGCTCCGAACTAAGGGGGTAGGTAATGCCTACCGTCATCGCGACCCCGGGCGCGCCCGACGCCAACAGTTATCTCACGGTGCTCGAGGCGGACGCTTACTTCAATACCCGACTCTTTTCGACGAACTGGACGACTGCTGTCACAGCGACCAAAGAGACAGCGCTTATCATGGCGACCCGTCTTATGGACTCGATGTGGCAGTGGGAAGGTTCAGTCACCAGCGACGCCCAGGCATTGCTCTGGCCGCGTGTGGGAATGCTCGATCGAAACGAGCTCGAGGTCATCGACGATAACGTCATCCCGGTCGAGCTCAAGAACGCAACCGCTGAGCTGGCGTTCCAGCTCATCGCAGAAGACCGGACCCTCGACTCGGACATCGAGTCAAAGAAGATCACCTCACTGACGGCAGGACCTGTCTCATTGTCGTTCGCTGAGGGTGTGACCGCGAAAGTCATTCCCGATGCCGTCTACAATCTCATCCCACCGTGGTGGGGTTGGGTACGCGGACGTCGCACAGGCATCCGCGAAGCTTGGAGGACCTAATGAACAAGCGTGATTGGGAACAGCTGACCAACCCCACGGGCGCGAAGCCCGAGGGCTCGCGGCCTCCGCGTCCCGAACCGCCGGTCACGATTCCTGCGACTCCGTCGGGACCGGTGCCCACAACGATCACCGGCATCAAGGACTTCGTGGGTCCAAAGATCGCGCCCATCGTGAAGAGGGGCTAACGTGTCACTGGCAGACGTCGTTCGGTCGGGCGTGGCCCTCGCGAACAAGATCACAGACCCATTGCAGGTGACGGTGCAGCACCATCCGTGGGTCAGCGATAATACCGCGGGCGAGCCGCAATTCGGTGACCCTGTCGCGCGTCGCGCACTGGTCGAGCGCAAGCGACGGCTCATCCGTACCGAGGAGAGACGCGAGTTGATCATGGTAACGCTCGTCACATTTATCGGCCCGGTGACCGCGAACGGGTCACCGAATCGCGATGAACCCATCGACCCGCGCGACAAAGTTGTGTTGCCCGATGGAACTACCGGGCCTATCTTGGATGTGCAAGGGCTGCTCGATCCATTGACGAGTCGGCCTTATCTCTACGAGGTGGCGCTTGGCTAACGTCAACGTCAAGATCAAAGGGGTCGAGGCCGTCGTGCGCGCGTCGCAAATGTTAGGGCGCAAGGCGCAGGGTGCGGTCGTGCGCGGCCTTCGACTCTGGGGCGAGGAGACGATTACCCTCGCCAAAGAGGACTATGTGCCCGTCTTGACGGGAGCGCTTCGTGCATCAGGGCACATCGAGATGAAGGAAGAAGAGGGCGACACGCCCACGGTTCAACTGTCATTCGGTGGACAATCGCCCGCAGGTAATTACGCGATCCCAGTACATGAGGTTCCCGCGACGCATCATGTAGGAGAGGACAAGTACCTCGAGAAGCCCGCGCTTCGTGAGAGCACAAAGCTGAAGTCCACGATCGCGCGTGAGGTCAAGAAGGACACGGGGATGCGAGGATGAGCGTCGCTGCTGACCTTGCGTTCTTGCTGCGCAACGCGGGACTGGACAATGTGTTCGAGGGGCAGCTTCCCGCGAAGCCCGACGAGCTGGTCATGGTTCGCGCAACGGGTGGCGTCGATCCTCTGTTCACGCATGGGGTCGAGCAGCTAGAACGTCCACGGGCGCAGGTCATCGTGCGCGCTAAGACCTATGCCATTGCGGCCGATAGAATAGAGCTAGCGCGCGTGACGCTGACCAAGACGAACGTGATGATCAACGGGACGCGCTACCTGCGCATCCGGCTCCTCGACTCGCCCACGGACCTTGGGGCTGACGAGCAGCAGCCGCCGCGTAGGCTGTTCAGTTTCAACGTTCAGATCCTCAAGGAGGGATGAGATGGGTAAGAGCAAAAAGGAAGAGACGACCGAGGTAGCGTCCGACGAACAACCCGCTGAGGTTGTCATCGTCGAGGCACCCGACGCAGTCGCGGTCGTCGCCAAGCCGAGGACGTGGAACGGTTACCCCATCCTCGAATGTCCCGAATGTAAGTACGACACAATTTACGAACGCGAGCTCAATGAGCATGTGATCAAGGCACACGCGCTTCCACCGGTCGCGACGCCGCCAAGGCTGGTCACGCTGGTGGATCGCTTCGGCAACGAACAGAAAGGATAAGACATCATGGCCAGGACGGCACTTACGGTTCAGCAGCTCGCGGGTCCGTATCCCGACCCGCTGAACATGAACGACTTGACGTTCACCGCGGCAGATGTGGCGAACAAGAACGAGTTCGTATTCCAGGGAAACGAGCTCATCGTCGCGCGCAACACCGATGCCTCGACGCGTAACGTCATCCTCACCTCGGTAAAGGACGCGCTGAAGAGGACGGGCGACATCACGAAAGCGATCCTCACGAAGGCTTTCGCGATCTACGAAGCGCGCGACGTGGTTGGGTTTCAGCAGGCGGACGGGAAGTTCTATCTGGAGGCCGATCACGCCAACATCGGGTTTGCGATCGTCAGGTTGAAGAGGTAAACGTTTTCAGTTCAATAGGGAGGTAGGACAATGTTCGTCAAGGTAGTCAGGCCGAATGTGGTCAAGCTCTCGGGCGATGACGAGGGTACGCTTCGCGCGACCCGGCATCAGTCATATGAGCGCACGATCGAATGCGAGGACTTCACCGTCGAGGACCAGGGCGATCGGATCTACGTGGAGTGCAAGCCCAACAAGGGTTTCTTCACGTTGGAAAAGAAGCCCGGCTTCGCGGTGTATGTTCTCAACAATCAAGGCGATACGATTCACACGTACCGCTGGGATAAGGGAGGCAGGCAGTGAGCGAGAAGAAGTTCTTAACGTTCGAGGACCTCAAGGCGACGCCCGAGCTCGCGAGGGATGATGTGTTCGTCGAGGAGTGGGGCGGCTGGGTGCACGTCGTCGAGATGGACGCGGGACTCCGCGACTGGCTCGAGGGTTCGATGATCGCCGACGCACAGAACGCCGTCGTGACGGTGTCGGACAAGAAGGG